GTCAACTTAATAAGATTCTCTAAGTCATCTAACTGCTTCTCAAATGTGATACGTTCCTTTTGCGCTTCGAGATCATCCAGTTTCTTATTGTATGTGTAGCTCTCCTTTGAAGCTCCGCCTCCAACACGACCCTTAACAGCTCCAAGCTGATGAAGGAATGTATCCTTTTGTTTGCTCATCTCTTTGATGTCATCGTCAGTGCCTTCCCAGGTATAACCACGGCCGGCTTTAACGATAAGTTCAGGATAGGCCATTTCCAAAGCATCAAAGATCTTAAGACCCATTGACTTCCAAATAGACCATACTTTATTCTTGGTGAAATTTGGTGATGCAAGCAAATTTAAAACTCCATCAAAAGCTTCAATTGGATCTATTGCTTCAGCCAAGACCATTTCAACAGTATCAACACTTTCCTTTAATGAAATGTCTGTTGGATAGGTCATGAACCCACCCTTCTTAACGCCACTCATAAGCATATCCACAAATTGTGGAAGGACCTGCACCAGAGAAATAGGTTTTTCAAAGACTATATGGTACGTAGGGCCTTGAGTTTTACCATTCCACATATCGATTGAATTGAGGTTATGATAATCAGCGCTGGATTCTGATTTCCAGTTAAAGCGCCATGATTCAATTTTCTTCCCAGGTGCAAAGAAACGAATTCCTACACCAGAACTTGTTGAATTCTTATACTCTTCAACACCCAAGCTTGTAAAGATTTTCTTATTTCCGGTCTTACGTCGAATGTACTTAAGAATAATATTCGCGGCTTTGTCAATAGCGCCTGTAGAAAGTGATTCGTTGAGCATTTCATCGATGTTCAACACAGTGTACTCTTCAAGTGTAGCTGGGTCATTTAGACCAGCTTGGTGGGGAAGAGCTTTAGTAATAGTAAAGGCGTCAAAGATCGACAATGCTTCAATCTCTTCTTGAATGGCCTGCACCTCTTCGCGAGACGAGTACCAATTTGAGATTTCCGTATTGCTGCCTTTAACGCCAGCTAGTTGATATTTTGAATGTTTGTCAAGCACACGTCCGGCGATTGACTTTATAGGTGAAGTCATAAATAGATCCTTTTCCAGTGTTATTCTATTGTTATTTATAACATCTAGAAGCTTGGATCTATTTATGACTGCTGCATTAGTCCATTTGATTGCAAAACGTTAGACTATTTGCGAAATGTTTCCTCAACAGCTTCGTCTACCACCACATCCTTAACAATTTTAACGGTGATTGTCTTAGTGAGTTTCTGATGAGGATATGTATACTTTTCCCAAGTCGTTTCAATCTCATCACCTGCAATAAAAATAGTCTTCTTGTAGGTAATTCGTTTTTGCACGCCTCGATATATCTTTTGCACCTTAGGATAATCATCAATATGTTCTTTATTACAACTGATAGCAAACATGTGGCCATCGAATGATCCCATCCTAACATCACCAATAATACAAGCAGAATTTGTCGCCGCAAAAACATAATCATTGAATTGGCCAACCATGTATGCATATTCAGGCGCGCATATTTGCTTAAGACCGCGGTCATAATTGGATATGCATTGAGTCCAACTGTTCGTTACTAGCTCTTCGCTCGCTGTGGTTGGTTCTACCCTCTCGGCCGCGCTATAATTGACGACGTCGGCATGTGCAATTACACCCCATACATAGTTTGTCATGGTCGGCAAAGTGATGCGCTCATTCTCCCATATAGCTTTCTTATCCAGCTCTTCAGCTCTGCAGCCAATTGTAATCAGCATCAAAGCAATTATCGTACTCGCTTTATTCATCATATATATATTCCTTATTATATTTCAACCGTAATTGGTTGGTTTGTTATATCGTAGTGTTCATCACATTGACATGCATTAATATATGTCGTTCCATCAATATCAATACGCCCGTGGGCCTCGTGGATGTGGCCGAAAAGGTGATACTTAGGGGAAACCCTTCTAAGTTCGATCTGCAGCTCTGATGATCCCACGCTACCATCTCGACATACATCCATGACACCATAAGGCGGGCAGTGCGTGATTAAAAAGTCTGTAGACTCTGGAATCTGTCTGTATATCTCTCGAAGTTGAAATACATCACGAACATTAAAAGCCCAATTGCAAAAGAATGGCTGATATGGCGTACCATAAAACTCAATGCCATCAATTACAACACTGGAGTCCTTTAAGTATATAATGCCTGCAGCACGGATGTCATCTTCGAGATTTAATTGCGTTTCAAGGCATCTATCATGATTTCCTGCAACGAAAATCTTATGTGTGCAAGGATAATCCTTGTACCATTCAATAAAGCTCTTTAATTCATTAACGCTTCCATGGCCACACACATCTCCTGCATGCACTACAACGTCTGCATGTACCTTATCAACTTGGGCGTGGTAGCGGTGCGTATCTGATATACAAACTATTTTCATGTTCTATTCCTTATTGATTCGTTCCATGTTCGGCACAGAAGGTGAAACTCATGGGATTGTAAATGATAGCCGCAGCGTTCACACCGTATCAAAAACACACCAACAATACATCTAACTGTTGGCGCACCGTTTTGACAACACTTATCAAGCAATCCATGCGCATACGCGCGATAACCAATAATTCTTTTAATCTCTTTAGCAGTCATTGGTCTTCACAGCAATTCATTAAAATGATTAGGTCTTCCGACTCTAACGGCAACGCTACTTTCGTGGGCCGACCTACCAGACCACAACGCTGTCTAATTTCACTTAGGGGCTGAAAACACGTGACGCGGCTTGCACGTAAAACACTCACTACGCTGTGGCTTGCCGTCAGTGCGAGGCAGGATTGAAAATTCCTTACCACAACCACTATTTGCACATGTAACATTGATTCGTTTCTTCATCGTATTCATAATTTATACCTTCCTTAACTAGGGATCTATTCTACCATAGTCTATTATTATTGTACACTGTTTTTTTACAACTATAGTTACTTATTGTATTGCAATGGCAATATTGTATTGCAATGGCAACACTGCTGGTTGGCCTAACAGGATTTGAACCTGTCCCAAGAGTGTCAAAGACTCTTGTGCTGCCACTACACTATAGGCCAGACAAATATTCAGAAGGATTCGAACCTTCATCTCCCTGAACTATCAGGGGCGTTACACTAGGCTTCGGGAATCTTTACGCAGTAGAGTGTCTCACCGTGTTCGCATCTGCAACCCTGACTTTATGTGCCCTTTGTGGTATTCATTCCCACTTACGCTATGAATAAAATTTTAAATTATCGTCGTAGATAAGGTGCCAACCTAACAGCTGCCTACTCTTTCGAGTCGCTGGGTCTTACGGGGTTACTGGTTTGTTGGCTTTACTATTAACCCTTTTTCAAAAATCTATTCATAATCTACGACATTAACAATTAAACTTATTACACTCAGGTACTTATACACAATTGGAATCTATTCATGAGTTGGGCGTTGGCTAATCAAATAGCAATCCTTGCCACCACAGAACTTTTCGCGAAACTCTGCTGCATCAGTAAATAAGTGATGTTCGAAATAATCAGCTGTAGCAACCTTAGTACCAACATCATGGTGAGCTTCTTCCGACCGATGCCATTTATTTATAGCTATACGTTCTGATAGAAATTCTAGCTGAGCGGCAATCATTTCGTGGCAAGGGCATCTCATGATAATCCCTATTTATAAATGTCTCTCCACCACAATATAAGAGCACGTTTAAATTTGCTCATTGACTGTATTTGTTCCAGTGTGTATCCTTTATTCTTCAAATACATATAATCGCCGCAATACTTCTTTTGCTGTAACTTACGTCTGGTCTTCTCTGCAAGAAATGCGGCAAGATTATTCTCACCTTCATGTGGACACTCATATTCATCAGGCCAAATAGTTACCAGAGTACACTCATCGGGATTATCTATAGAATATAGTTTTTCGTCGATGGTATTTTTGCATAGCAAATGCTGATGATCATCGAGAATTAGTGTACCATCACGATACACCTTATAATACACGACGTTGGCGCTTGTCATAATATACCTTTCACTAAAAATGGAGATCCGGCTGGGAATGTCTACCCAACGCCAAAAGTGCAACTCCTGAGAAGGATGTTTATCGGTTCTACCAGCACTTAGAGGCTTATATATGCGCAAAGTCTCGGTTACATTTGCGCACCACGGATTATTCATAAAAATTGGTGGAGGTGGAGGAGAGTCGAACTCCTCGTCCGTAAGTAAATTAAATACAAACTTCTACATGCTTAGTTAACAATTACTTGGCCGTTAACTAGCCGCAATAGCCACTTTCCAAGGGAACGTAATGCAGGCTATATCCCTATTGCAACTAATCAAGAGCAGTTACCAACTCTGGTCTCTTTGCGTAGCGTGTCCTACTCCTAGTTACTCCCAAAGAATATCTTCACTAGTTTCGTATCGCTGGGTTTAAGCAGCGAGAGGAAGTGCGTTATCAGCTACTTCATGAAAGGCTTTTAGAGAGGCCAACCTTGTCATTCCTCTGCATGCGGTCTGTGTTAGATTCCAAACGTCGAAACCAAAACACCCCCGTTTATTAAATCAATACATCACTATTTCCAAGCATCACCTTCTCTCTAATTTGATTATGGTACTAATATACCATAGTCGAGCTAGAATGTACACTGTTATTTATCTACAGTTTATCGCTACTTTATTTTTATACTGTCTGCAGAATGAACGAAGCCAAGAAACCATGAATATCTTCGTCTTCAAAACCATCATCACGCATATCCTCTGCAATCTCGTTGATCGCTGTGCGTAATGCCCGCATAGATGCTGTGCGAACGAGGCCTTCGGCACGTTTATTGTTTGCGCGTTCGCCTACTTTAATGCTCAATGCTTCGTCAATAGGTTTCTTTTGCTCCGGCTCTTTGCTGACGGCTTCTGCGATACTTTGAATTAAACTACTCATGCTACGTATTCCTTATGTATTATTAGGTTAGATTATTGACCAAAATATTATTTATATTCATGTCCAATCCCACTGATCTGTATGTTTAAAAAGAGGAATGTTTGTGTACCGTTCGTTAACCATTGCATCTCGTACTTTTGCACGTTCGATGCGACGTTTCATTTGTTTGAAAAGGCTTGAGGGTTTATTCCAAGGCTTGCGATCACGATTGCGTGTAGTGATCTTCTCAAACCACGCTACTCCTGACCATTTTGGAATATCTTCATGAGACCAATCATCACGCCAGTGATAAATGTTACCTTTAACTTTTACAAAACTGCTTAGTTGTGTACGATATGTTCTGCTCATATTATCTCCTAGTTTGTTATCTAGAAGACCGAGTATAACCTGTTTGTCATTAAACGATTCATATTGAACTTATCCTTTTCATTGGAGCCCGCAGTCGGCTTCGAACCAACGACCTGCTCATTACAAGTGAGCTGCTCTACCAACTGAGCTATACGGGCAAGACGCTGCTAGGCCTATCTACGATTTACGCAGAGGAAGGGATCAAACAGCTTAATATTTATTACATTAAACTAATGGATCATAAAATGTACATTATACTGGCTTAATGACTACTATATGATACATTAGCTGGCATATACTGCCATAACAGACCATATAATAGCTCTTCTGGCCAGATATAGGTATATCTGAATAATCTGGTAATAGTATATCATAATCCAATAGAATTGTACATCATTATTTATAACATGTCTTTGTATGCGGATTCGACTATATTAAAATAGTTATCCCACGTTCGATCAGCCACCAAACTTGGAGCTATCTTTTTAAAATCAGCAAGGATCTGACGATCCTGTTCAATATCTTTGAGTTTGTCAACGAACGCTTCTGCTAAATCCCAACATATATTTTTAGGTGGAAGTATTTCTGACGCGACACCACACTTCGTTGTTAGAACATAGATACCTGCAGCAGTAGCTTCTATTAACGGCAAAGGTGTTCCTTCATATTTCGAACATATCACTAACACGTCGATCTTTTTAGCAGCGTTTACCGTAAATCTTTTTAGCAGCGGATCATTTATAACAGCAGCGTGTTCAGATATAACCAATTCAAATTTATTAGGGTCAAGCTTTTTAATAATATCAAAAAATAGATTCTCGCCCTTAACTCCATCAGGATAACTTCGCGTGATGTATCCTACCCGCAATTTGCGGGTGCGGTTTATTGGCGAAGGTTTAAAGAGTGTAGTGTTAATAGGCGCCAATGGTGTAAGAACCCGGCGGGATGCCGATACATTATCGTAAAACTTTAGTTGTTCTTGAGACGTGTAAAATACTTTAGCAAAACTACTAATCATAATTCTACGATACCCTGGTTTGTGCCGCTGTTCATCAAATGGACTGTCATGCATCATATGAATGCCATGCTTGCAATACTTACTTGAACGTTCTATTGTCTTAAAAAACTTCTTTGAAATTTCACGCGTCGGGCGCCAATACTGATATATGTCAGCATCTGCTAATGGATTACATGTTTCAATGATTTCGTATTTGCCGGCAAATCTCTCTTTATAAAGATTAAGCATTTTCTCAAATACCCAATCTGACTTACCGGACATTACCATATTGACCTTCGGCAAATTGGTTATCATTGCCGGACTGGCTGTAGTCATATCACGCTGTAAATATTCGTCGATACAATTTTTTATCTTTTCTTTAAATGTCGGTATGTTAACATCACAAATTTCTTGCCACCAGTTGTATAGGAAGCGTTTTAATTTAGCGGGGTCAATGACGTCCTTTTTTGCAAGGGCTGTAGCTATTTGATCAGAAGTGTAATTCTGAAAAGTTCCAAGATAATAATCGGACTGCGCAAAAGTGAACACTGGTTTTAATCGACATAACGCTTCAAAGCCAACGCCCGAATTCATAACACAAACTGCTATTGCTTTGTCTAATAATAAGCGAACATCAGCTGTTGATACAAAGACGTCAGAATTACTTTTCACAAGAGCTGCGATTGCAGTTCTCGATACATGCTGCTTATCAGTACCCGGATGTATCTTGATGACAGTTGCTATACCCAACATACGAGCGGCATCTATTGCGCGTCTTATCATTACAGTCGTCGACATAAATCGGCGCGTCATCACTGTATCGTCTTCAACTTGTAACGCAACAAAAATAAAGTCGTTTGGAATTGCAGCTTCAAGAGGAGCAGTGTTTTTCTCTTTGTATTTCGTATCACTTAGACATGGTTTAATGTGTTGTTCGTAAAAATCATTATACACTGATTCTCTAAGTATTTTACCAGACATCAAAGGTTTGTGGCATATATCAGAAAAACAACTATATCCACCCGATCCGAAATAAAACTGGTTTGGATAATAAACAGATTTGTACGTTATCGTCTTAGGTAATGCTGGCGATGTTAAGTGGTGAGCTAGAAATAACTCAAACGTATGCTGATTAACTAAAATGTGTTGTGTTAAATCGGTTATCCCTTGAGTCGTTGGCGTTACTTCAAATATTTCGATATCATAGTCGTTCGAATATACATCACAGACGACTTGATACATTGCGTTCCAGTACAACCATGTCTGAGCATCTGCGGCCCAACGGGGTTTGCTGACAACTATTTTTGGTTTTGAATTCATTATAAACTATTACTCCGTTTCTGTCGCAAAATATAATTTCCGGCTTTAATATGTTTATCACACTGTGTGACAGTTTCAGCATGATCATCTATGAACGAAAAGAGTCATATCCATATGACATACAAAACTTAGAAACTTCATCAAACGATTGACTTGATAGTAGCTCAATGAAAATGACAGGCTTGTCCTTCTTTACAAGCATCTCAACTTGGTGATTGGATATCTCTATAGATGTTGTTTCATTCATTTCTTTTTGTACCCCAATATCGCAAAGTCATCAGCATAAAACTCGTTGATATGTTTAATTGTATTTGGCGTTAAGTAGTAATCTACGCTTTGGCGGGAAATGGGATTATTATTTTCTTTACGTGCTGTAGCATTTATATGCTTCAGTTCATCTTTAGAAGTATTGAATGGAAGCGATAACCATGCTTCGTTCAAATCTTCAAATGGTATAATTGCATCGAACATGTTAGGATATATCCAATCGATTTGGGGCTGGGCGTGGATGCAATGGGTTCCAGATTGTCCGAGTTCTGGCAAATGCCTACAGAAGTTTTCGAATGAAATGTCATTTCCTAAAATAGCTATCATCTTTCCACCCTTGGCCCAACGTTTCAGGGGCGGAACTGGCTCTATTGGTCCGTCAGCTTGTCCGCGGTGTGTAGTGGCCCACCATACTGACACAATACGGTCATACGGATTTCGAACAATTGTGAATTTGAAAAAGTCTCTGTATTCTTTAGGAATTACTTTATGATGTTCTTTATACAATTCGCCTGCAAACACATTGCGTAAAGAATTGTATACACTACGTGTTCCCGTTTTTGGAATTGCAACAAAACTACTTTATGTTTATTTGATATAATCATGGTCACCTCACAAACTTAAACATTCGCGCATCCATTGAATTTGTTTTACAGGCGAGGATGTTTCTGTTACAACTGGTAATTCATTGACATCTGTTAGTGTTACATCAACAAATGCTGCTTCTAGGATGCTTAGTATGTAGCGAGGATGGGAATTATAAAACAGGTGTTGACCTAATGTCTGTAAACCGACGTCATTCCAGAACTTTGTATACTTTGGAAATCTCGCTGTTAGATTCTTCATTATAAAATTATCGCATGTAACGCCTTAGCGCTATGATATAGGAATTAGATCGCTGATGAAATATCGTTTTCCGCTATAATCAACAACATAATTTGTTTTCCGCTCTTTAATGACAAAGCGTATGTTCGTCTTAATAGAACATACTGTTTCACCGAGTCTAAAAATCTCATTAGCAACATAAAGTTCACGAACATCTGACTTTTTCGGTAGTTGCACGTGCTCGCGGAAAGACTTTATAACCGGCATATTCATACCTTTACGAATGTCATTCAAGAGTTTCTCGACATCATTAAAACCCCGAGGCATTCCAGTTGAAAACAATTTCAGATCACCATCTGCTGCGGCGGCGCGGAGTTTAGAAGCTGACATTGCACTTACTACATCATCTGCATCGGGATCACGAGCTCCGGCCGAGATCAGGTGAATACCATCAGGGAAGTTATAGTACTTACCATTTGATTCAACACCATTATATTTAACAAGGAACTCGAACGCTTTCAGGCGGTCTGAACCAACTACTAACTGCGCCTTAGTATATCCCATATCATATAGCTTTATAATGGCATCTAGGGGTGTCTTGATGGCTCGATCGATGTCTATGTTCTTGGCGTACTTCGGAAACATCTTCTTGAGATATTTTCCCTTTAGTTCAAACGGTAATGGATTCTTTTTAGGATCCTCTGATTGTGATGGAAAGATAAAGAAGTCTCCACCTTTAGCGGTTTGCTTTACTTTGTCAAGTAGCTTTTCGTGACCTACTGTGGGAGGATTAAAACGGCCAAAGGCAAACGTAACTGTCTTTGTGGTTTCTTCTCTAAATTGACTAAATGATTTCATGATCGTTTCCCTAAAATATATTTATTTGTTATGGCATTCGAAGTTATGAAGTCAACTCGAAAATTAGTTGGATCGGCCGGACGCAGTTCTGGTAATTTATCACGGGCAAATGATACTAATACAGCGCCATCTTTATGATCCTTCCAAGCTCTAATTGCAAATCGTCCTGCGAGCTGGATGTCTTCTGTAACGTATGGTGAATCCCCTCCACGCGTGTTGCCCTGACCCATTGAGGTAATCATCTTCTCATGAATAAGCGCTCTATACTCTTTCATGCACATCCCGCGATACACCTCACGAGGATTGCTTATCATCTTCGAAATCTTTATTGCTATCTTAAGCTCTTCGCCCTTAGGTTCAAACAACAAGTAATCAAAAACTGTTTTAGCTTCTCGTAAATATGTTAGAAAGTTTTTCATTAGTTAAATTCAATTCCAACCTTTTAAAATGTCCGGCGAGAAGTTAAGATATGAAAAGTTTAGTCTATCAACCAACTTAACAGCATTACCTTTTTGATCAATAGCAACATATCCTTCGGGCTCAGTCACTTTATATGTACCATCCTGCATTTTAACAAACGTTGATGTCTGTTGAATCTCGTTCATCTTGTTGACGATATACATTTTAGCATCGACGATAGCGTTCTGCAATTGAAATAACTTGTCAAGCTCAGCCATGTTTTTCTTAGAGAAGAAAGCCATAAACTCGTCGTGTTTAGCCTGCACTGAAATTTTGCCTTTTTCTGATTTACGCTTTTCGATTTCAGCTGCTGCTCGAGCGTTAAACCAATCAATGAGGTTTGAAACATGCCGCGATGTATTACCAATTCGCTCTCCCTTTCGAACGAGTGTATTGTTATACTGCTCGATTAGACGGGCGAGTGCTGGATCATTTTCTAGATCCTTGAGAATGCTGCTAGATAACTTTTGGAATATCTTGCCTGCATTTGAAAGAATCTTTGTTACTGCATCGGAATCCTTCTTTGTAAATGTTGCTGTACCAGAAAGATCGTGGTACTCGGCATCTTGCATCCACACCGTAGGTTTCTGCATAATACCTGATAGGTTAACTTTATATGAAGCCTTCATGTTATCAAGAGATGGTCCTGTATAAGTCGTATGGAATACCACACCAATATTAGCCTTCTTGATCTTATTAGCTAGATCTGAGCCTACAGGTACTGCATATACAATCGTATTGGGCTGGAAGGTGATATACTTCTCTCCACCAATCGTCTCGGTTGTCAGGTCACTCTTGGTGAACATTAAATCCCCTTGGATTATATTCACTATACCCGTATCCTTAAGTTCATTGAAGGCCGTCTTGAGCTTCTCTGCCAAATCACCCGATGTATCAGCATCAATGTCTTCTACAGATTTATACACCTTTGGATTCTTAGCAAATAGTCCTTTCTTCGCAATAAAAAATTTGTTATCTGCGGGATCCTCTCCAACAAAAATTGCCGGCGCGCCGTCCCATTTAACCGTGCGGTTAATAGGTGATGTGGCGTTACCTGCCATTGTATCGCGGATTCCCCGAAGCATGTTAATAGCGTTGCGTACACCACCGACTCCACCATAAAGCACGAGGTCATCAATGTGTGTCATATGGGTGTTTTTACCGTCGGCATACGCCTCGGCTAAGTATTCTCTAAATGATTGCATATTATTTCCTTAATGAAATAGCGCCTTGAGTTCAGGACGCATTGTAGCCATGATTGAAGGTGAACTTCTAAAGTTACCTTTATAACGCATAACGATATCTAATAGAGGAGTTCCACCGACCGTCAAAATATATGTTAACGTTGCCGATGTTGCTCCAGCCTGAAATGCCTGCTTAACCTTGGGGTTTTGCTTCATTTCAATTTTACCTTTGCTAAGTAAGTCGTCAAGAACAGTCGTCATCGTGTTAACGTCTTTATACTCGCCCTTTTCAATAACCGGGCCACTCTTAAGATATCGACCGATGCCTGTAACTAGAGCAAAATCAAAGTTAACCTCTTTAAGATCCTTCAGCTCAGATTTGAAGATTAGTTTAATAAGACTTTCGGCAAATGGTTTAGCTTGAGCTTTAAACAATTCATCAATCGTTTTTAACACACTCTTCTGCGATTTGAGAGCAGCATTAATTAAACGATTATCAAGCGCATTCACGAATGTCTTCCATGGACGCTTAGCGCCTGAACCAATGAGCTCTGTAAGCGCAGCAGCTTTACCCTTTTTAAGAATTGTTTGTAATTCTTTTTGAATCGCTGGTTGGAATTCATTTACATTATCAATGATCATTCCTGAATAGAACTTGCCAATTTGATCATCCAATTTATCCAACGCCATTCGTTGTTCTGCATTAGGGTTGTCATCCATCTCGTTAAGAGCCGCGGCTAATCCAGTGAATCCTTTATTAATAAGCGTGGGATCGGCAGCGTTACCAGAGCCCTTCTTTTTTAATGATACACCAAGAAAGTTTTTACCCTTTTTGATAATGTAATCTGAAGAGTTAAAATCCTTCATTCCATACTTGGAAACTTGGAACTGCTTAACGTCATCGTCCCAAGCTTGGCCGGTAAGATATACTGTATCAGCACCTTGATACATAGAAGGAATCGTTGCCGCCGCTGATATAGCAGCACAAAGGTTTCCATAATCAGCCGCCATTCCGGAAATCTGACCCGCCGTAGCGCCTTTAACTTTGCCGCTCTTTACAACCTTTTGTAATTCAGCGATGATAGTATCTAGTTCTTCAGGCGTTTTTGGATCGGGCACTGACGACAACAGTGCGATGGCTGCTGAGAATAATTCGTTTGGATCGCCATCAGACTTGAATCCTGCAGCGGGACGGTTTTGGATGTATACTGACTTCTTAATATCGGGATGAGTGAGCGCAAGGTCTTTACCAATACGATCAGGCTTGGTGACCTTGCCGAGTTTCCACTTTTCATCCGCCTTTACAATTTCTTCAGCTTTAGATACATAGGAGGTGCGTAAATGTCCTGGTATATACTGATCAACATAGATTGTTTTACTATTTGTTTTAGAGTTGATTGAACTTTCGGTAACATCTACAGACTGAATTCCAGTATCCAGCTTTTCTAGAAATTGGATTGTGATTATCTCTGCATCAGTTTGTGGCGGCCGAACAGCTTCATTTAGATGAAGATAGTCGATAAAATTAAGCATAAAAATCCTTGTGATTAGCTATTCTATAGTATTTATATAGGTTTAGGTCTCTATAGCTGCGTGGGTGAATAAGTCTTTTTTGTAAACCTTAATCAATCGACTAAAATCAGATGACTCTTTAACTTCGCCACGATGCGAAATAACCACAATATTACTGTCAGCTTCAAGCGTGTCAAATACTGTCTTTAATGCGTTCAACCCAGGTTCGTCAAGTGATGCGTCCATGATCTCATCAAGAATAAGCAAGTTGACGTCAGTGCTATGCTTCAATTTAGCAATACGTCTCCATGTAAACATTAACGCTAAATCAATCCGCGCCTTTTCACCTTCTGAGAAGGATGCGTATGAAAAATCATCGCGGTGGCGTGATCTAATCTTTTCATTGAAATTCTCATCAATGGTAAACGATACGAAAAAGTCAAACAACTGGAGATATTCATTGATCATACGATTCATTGCAGGAAGGTACTGCTTAATGATCTTGGTTTTAATTCCAGTATCCTTAAGCAATTCATCACACATACTTTGATAGCGTATACCTTCGAGATGCTTTGTACGTATATCTCGTTTCTCATTTAACTCGACCAATAGACTAGTAAGATGCTCTTTGGCGTGAATCAGTCTATTTTCACTATGCGTTTCATTAATTGAATCGAGCTTAGCAAGCTTTTCAGCTTCTTTTGTTTGAATCAAACGCTGAAGATACGAAATATCACCGTGTAGTTTATTACGCTCAGTTTGAATATCAATAGCAGTCTGATAATTCTTTTCGATTTCAACAACTTTAGCTTTAAGTGCAGCATAACCATCGCTGACATTACTAATCTTGTGAGTCAGACTGTCAATCATTTTCTGCTTGGTTTTCATTGTAATAGTCTGAGAACACGAAGGACACACATCATGTTCTTTGAAAAACTCTGCACTTGCCGAAAGGCGTTTTATCTTCCCGCTAGTACTAGCCTCGTATTGGCGTATTAGGTCGCGCTGCTTGCGAGTTTCCTTAACATTTAACGTTTCAAGCTCACCAAGCGTATAAGAAATGTCTTCAATTTTAATTCCCAAATCAACAATTTCTTGATCGATGACGTTAATCTCAGTTTCAATACGATCGCGGTTATTATCTGTAATAGATGTAATATCATTGATGTGCTCTTTTTGTAATTCAATCTTTGATTCAATTACGTCACATTCGCGATCAAGGGTTGCAAGGGTTTCCTTAGTGGCCGCCTTTTCATCACGCAAGACACTATTCATTTTCGAAAAGATACTAATGTCTAGCAAATCCTCAATAACACCACGACGATGATACGGCGCTAATTGCATAAATGGAATAAATGATGAAGATCCAAGCACTACAATTTGATGAAACGAACGATGATTCAACTTAAGAATGCTATTCTCTAGAACCTTCTGATAATCACGTGAATGCGATTGTTGGTTAATCATAACACCATTTTTGAATATTTCAAAAATGTTGGGTTTGATCCCACGACGAACGCAATACTTAGTTGTGCCAATGCTGAATTCAATTTCAACAAGCGTGTCTTTACCGTTTACAGAGTTAACTAATTGTGGCTTGTTAATATCACGATGCGGTTTACCAAATAATCCAAATGACAATGCGTCCAGTAAAATAGATTTACCTTCCCCATTGGCTCCAACAATTAAAGTCGTAGGTGAAGTATTAAGTTCAATTTCAACTGGCTTATCACCAGTGCTTAAAAAGTTAGAATAAGTAATCTTCTTAAAGACTATCATATTACTGTCTCCAACATTGATGCTTCTGCATAAAGGTGCTGCAACATGGTTTTTAGTTTATCCTTATCAAGAGGAGTCGAAAGTGTATTATCGACGTAATCATCTATAAGCGTCGATGTGTCTTCAATTGCTTCAATGTTTTCTTCAGCTTCAATTGATGAACCAACGTCAAAGTTTTCAATAACCGAAAGATCAAATGGATTCTTCTGTTGAATCTGATTAATGAACTGATCAAAAATATGATAGTTGTTTTTTTTCTGCACAACAACTCTAACAAACGTATCAGTAATATTGCTGATATCGGCGTTAGCTAAAATGTCTTCAATCGACTCAGCATCTGTATCATTGTAATAGAAACGATAATACAAATAATTAGTGTTCTGCACGGCGTGCACGTCTCGCGATACAGTATCTAGCACGTGGAAGAATTTGCCATCATCAACATCACTCCAATTGAATTCGTACTGAGATCCCAAATACATTACATTTTGATGGGTGCCCCGTGTATGATAATGACCAGATAACACTAAATCGTATTGAGAAAATACTGAAAGGTTCTCACCCTGTGATTTAATATTTGAATTTGCTATGTACTTGAATCCAGCAACTTCAAAGTGGCCGGCAAGTATTGGACATGTAGAATTAGCAATGAAGTGGAGTGAGTCGCTATAGTTCGTATTATTGATCCATGGAACAAGACCAACATCAACGCCATCATAATCGATAATAGTAGGTTCCATGTGCAGTGTAACACAATCAGAATAATGCTTTAGCACTTCAACCAATGAACAAAGGTCATTGGTATTACGAAAAAATGTATCGTGATTTCCAGGAATAACATGCATATGCATATTATTTTCTGCAAGTTTTTCCAAGAATTGTTCACGAACAAAACGTAATGTCTTAATTGATATTTGACGTCTATTATCAAACATGTCACCAAGATGAAGTATTTCTGTGATACCATGTTCTTTACAATATGGAAAGAAAACGTTTCTATAAAACAAACTTTGATAGTTCATATAATGTGATGAACCGTTTTTATACCCAAAGTGTGTGTCATTAAGGATTGCTATTTTCAAAGTATCACCAGTTTTCGTGCCGCGTCCGCATTCTCTCAACTATACCATTGGCTTCGTTGTTATAGCTATCATTCTGCATAAATTGATCAATACCAGAATTACTAATGACGCGTTCTTTAATTTCCTGCTGGCGCTTCTCTTTAGCTATACGGCGCAGAAATGCAAAGTAAATGATTTGAGTAAAATATCCAAAAGCATTTGGTGCACCGCCTCGTGTTTTTGCCTTAGGGTTATAGTTACCAACGGCTTTCACACAATTCTCAACACCATCCATCACCATATCTTGACGATACGAATAAGAATAAAAGCATGGTTTGTGGGATAAACCTTCGGCCATCCTCAAAAAACACTCTGCTACATAATCTGGCATAGGCGTGTCTCGGTCCTTGCGTAAAGTATATTCAACTACAGCCGCAGTAAAATCCTTGTTACTGACGTAGTGCTCTGGAGCTCGTCTAGTTCGTGTTTGTTTCATATTAGCCAATCTGTTTAATTGATAGATCTATACTACCATAATTTAAAGGGTTTGTACACAACTTTGTGTTGTTAACATATTGTGTAAAAATAAAAGTGTACAAGCTTATTCGAGTATGGTATAATCCTATCTAAGTTAATCGAACAAACAAAGCCAGTTGGAGTTTTAATATCTAAATCTCGTCAGGCTTCCATTTGAATCTATTTAACCACTCTAATCCATCATCGATAGATGATGAGTTCCTAGACCTGTTATTAGTCTTCTTACAGTTATATTTGGGTACGGTTTTACCCATTCGTTCAGCATTGTCTTCTATGATGGACTTACCGAATTTAATAAAGATTGATAGTGAAGGCTTATATGCAGTTAAGATATCATCTCCAGTAATAGGTACTAAAGGAAGATCTGCGCCTACAGCCCATTGAGTCATGAATGTGTGTAAGGTATCGTCGGCAACAACCTGATGCAGAACGTATGGATATTGCAGAATATAGAAATCTTCGTGCTCACCTTCATTCAATATAGCGATTATAGTTTCCCCAGTTGTTAACTTAAGAATTTGAGTTCTTTGATAGAACTCTGACTTTTTGATATCGGGATCACTACTAGTATCTTCTTGTATATAATACATAATTCACTGTCTCTTATACTATTTATAACTTAAATGAGAACATGGCGTGATCAAACTTCTCTCGCATATATAACTTCATTCGTTCAAGACCATGTTTCAAAGCAAAGTTCTTCTTTGACTTGCCATCTGTAATATCATCAATAATGTCATATACCCGCAGAATTGAATTCTCTCCATGTTTCCTGAGGCCTCGGCCGATGGATTGTAAAACTCTAATAACGGATTTTGTTGGACTTGCTAAAATGATGTTGTGTAGATTCTTAATGTTCACACCTGTTGAGAACGTACCCATTGAAGCTACCAGTATTGCATTACTCTCCGTTTCCATTATTTTACGGATATATTCGCGGCTAGCAGTATCAATAGCCCCCGATATAAAGAACGTGGTACGGCCTGAGTCACCCAATAGTTGTTTTAACTTCTCAAATAATGGTATACCATGGGTGTCCACATAGTTGTACAGGATGAGGGTATTTTTCTTCTGTGCTATAGCTAACCTGCATATAAATTCATTACGCCTATCATTTGAAACAAGGTATGCCATTTCGTCCGGATAACTAGATACCTCACGTCTAAAATCCTTAGCATCTTGGGATGAGTATTCTAAACGGAGCAAATTTATCTTAGTCTTTGACAAGGTATCAGCATCAATTAGCTTCTTCGTCGTAGTAGCTTTAAACACATCACCAAATAATCCCTGTAACACTAGCTTATGCGTTTCACTATTATCTAATGTTCCTGTTGTACCAATACGATGTGTTGCGTTTACACATTTATCCATGACGCTTGTAATCGACTTGGCCTTGGCTAGATGTGCTTCATCACAAATAACAGTGCCAAATGGTTCAAACCACCCACGACCAAGACGGAATATCGATTGCCATGTAGTAATAACAATAGGTTTGTCACTAAGCTTTTCATGCCCTGAATAAATTTTATGTACATAGTCATCAGTTGACCAACCATTATTAATTGAATAATCAGCAAAATCGGAAGTCATTTGCTCAACTAATGATGTTGTAGGCACAATGATAAGAGTCTTCTGTTCAAGCACGGTTTGACTATATAACGCAGTAAGGTAAATAACTAATGATTTGCCAGAACCTGTAGGCGATACAATAACATGTCTTTGATTCTGTATAATCTTGCGGAATGTCTCGAGTTGGTAATCCCTCAACACAAAAGGAATATCTATACACTCAAGAAATTTCTTGCACTGCTCGATGTCAACCGACGTAGGTTTTACAGACTCTTCTAAAGTAATATCGTAGTTGCTTTGTTTTGCAAACTTCAATAAATCTGTTACGAGTCCGTGCGGTAATACTTGATTACGCGTGTCAAGCAGACGGAGTTTTCCGTCCCAAAGACCATTGCGGTACTTTGGCATGAAACGATAGTTTGGAACGAAGAACGTATATCTATCGTTTATCTCGTGTAGAATCCCTCGATCGCATTGGATCCTTACATGGGATTCATTCATTTTTTCAACGTGTATGTCACTCACTAGATACCAGATTGAAACTTTCTAAACTCAATAATATTTTTGATCGCGCTGTGTCTCCAACGCAAAACACCGAGTATTTCTTCGATTGCTTCTGTCGTAATCTTTGAATACTCAATTTTCAGTTGAAGCGCTTGTACGTCTGAATCTGAATCGATGTAAATACTAAGTTCAGATTTCATTGGCTTAGAGCATCCATTGAAAGGATCGTATGGCCAACCATAAGCATCCATTTCGTCTTGAGTCATCTTGCCAGTGTAGTACCGCCATTTATCCTTTTTCATTTGCGAAAGCTTTAACTCACGCCTTTTTAACAGCATCCTTGATGCGTCAAATAATGATAGATATTTTGCGTGTAGTTTCGACGTATCAATAGACGCTGAATCGAGCTCGACTTTGTCAATGATAGCGTCATTTTCCCACATTTTGTGAATCGTATCTAAGTCAATCATAATGTAATTACCTCACTGTTATACTATTTCAAAGCTTTGATATGCGAACTCAACACTGCATGTCAGATATTCTAGATCTGTAATTTGTGTATTGAATTCTAAACCAGTCAAACTGGAAGGAATGACATTATGAAAAAGCACCTGTTTATTCGTAGTATTTCTATTTGTAAGAATACTTAATGTCATGTCACGCCATATCAATTCGTTTGAGTGCGCGTTGTTGTATATCCAATTGAAGAGCTCGATATAGTTACGAAGTTTGTCGTCAACTAGAAACGTCACCGGCAAAGGCTGATAAGAAATTGTATCACCTGGAATAGGCGTTCTTCCATTTCTAAAAGAGGCCTCGATTGATTCTAGAGTTATAGAAGGCAATTCAGCTGCTATACAAAAATACTCAAGTCCCTTAAACTCTTCCGAATTGATAGTCAAACGAAAACCAGTCGGGGATAACATCGCACTGCTATTAATTTCTTCTGCCATATAGTTATTTATACAAAAAAAGAAGAGCAGAGAATTTCTTCTCTGCTCTTCTAGGGGAGGTTAAACTATCGCTTAGATAGAAGAAACCGTGAAGCGGCGGAAGTACACGTTAGACGCGGCCGTTCCGAACTCATCAGTTCCTGCACCAACCACAAATGGGTTAGCGGTCATACCATAGCGAGTCTTGAATCCGATACGAGGTTGGAAATCATCTTCACCAATCGCGCGCATCATTGTCAAAGGAACGTATGGGCAGTAGAACACACCGGCATCGTAGGCATTTGAGCCACGATAAACAACTGTGATATACTCAGCAGCAGCAAACGGGTCAACAAAGACCTTCATGCGGCCGTTCAACGTACCAGCAAACAAGTTACCGGTAACATCGACCTGCAGATCAGCTGCAAGCTGTGGGTTATGCTCAAGCATACCAGATGCACCCAAGGCAGATGCAATGTTTGCAGAGCAGATTACCACATTACCCTTACCACGGCGAGTCGTAAGTGCGATAGCGTTAGCCTGGCGCTCGATCTCTTGGATAAGGTTCTTGTACTTCTCAACAGCCCAACGGCCATCGTTAACTGCCATGTCATAGTCGCCCGATACCATCAATGTTCCGCGGTCAGCAGGAACAACAGCGGCAATGTTAACACCATCGATCATTTCACGATTGATTTCGTTAATGATTTCGCTTGAAAGGATGGATGCCAGTTCAGACTCTGCATCGAGACCATGAACAGCCTTCAAATCCTGAGCAAGCTCAGTGGTATAACGAGCACGAAGAGCGCGGGACTTAACACCCACGGTCTGCTTCTCGATTGAGAATCCCATCTCACCAAAACCGCCTGGGTTCCGGACAGCATCGCGGGTACCTTCAAGTGCTTCAGCCTGAGTAGTTGTCAAACGACCTGAGAAGGCAGTATCAACATAATCATGCAGAGCTTCACGTGAAGTTTCAACAGCATCGGTGGTCGTGTTGTATTCAGACTTCATTGCGAAGATAAGACCAGTAGGTCCTGTCATTGGCTGAACACCAGCAACATCATAAGCGATGATGTTAGGCATTGCACGGCGAACAAGGCTAATCAGAACTGGATCGTATGTAGCAACCTTACCAGCAGCAACATTCATCTCAGCTTCCGAAAGGAATCCGCTCATTGATGTGGTCTGTTCGCGATTCGCGATTTCCTGATTCTCGAGCAAGCGAGCCGTAACTGACTTACGCAGAGGATCGGTGATTGGAGCGCAGTCTTCGTGTTCTAGAACTGCTTGCCATTTCTTAACTAGTTGGTCGGTATTAAACATTTTTTGTTTCCTAATTTGTGATTACGTAATTATTTATAAATTACGCTGTTTTCGAGTGTCGGCTAATCGCCTTTACATATCTTCCCATAACAGAATTTTCGTCACTATCGTCTGGCGTCTCTTCTTCTACAATAGTAGAACGAATAGTCACCTCTTTTGAAGGAGCCTTATCAGCATCTTCAGTAATTTCACTTTGCCCATTATTAAAGTAAGTTTCTTTGATGATGCCGACCTGCTCTGCAAAGCTAGTCTCATCTTCAAAATCAAATTTTGATGTCAACTTCGTTAGTCGCTCAATTTCAGTCTGGCACAAACCATCGGAAGCTTCAGCAATAACGGCATTGCGCTTTGCTTGCTTCAATTCAGTAGTGGCTTCAATCAAAGCAGTTTGAGCTTCTTCGAGCTTCGTATTCACTGCTGCCGTTTGATTTAGCAAATCATTATACATATCCAATTTGCCTTCAGGAATTTCAGCATAGTGATCTTCAAACACTGTCTTGAGCTGTGTCATGAAAGATTCTGCAACTTCAGTCTTAAGCTGAGCTTCAATTGAATCGCTATGGGTTTCAGCATACTGCTCAAGAGCATATGTAAGGTAGCCATCAAGCTTCTTAGCGATGCGGTTAATTTCCTCTTCAATCTTGTCAGCGATAATCAATTGTACCTCTTCGCGAAGAGTAGCAACTTCATCAATCATGCGAGCGCTTACAGCAGCTTCAAAAATAGTAGCAGCCTTAGACTTAAATTCTTCAGACAATGAATCATCACTTGCAACGAGCTCGTCAATTGATTCACCCGACTCAGATATTTTCACAGAATTAAGATGTGTATCAGCAGCAGCTTTGACCTTAGCAATAGCAGCTTCTTCCATGTCCTTCTTATCAGAATCTTCCTCGTCGTCCTTCTTATCAGAATCTTCCTCGTCGTCCTTCTTATCAGGATCTTCCTCTTCAGATTTAGACTTCTTGGATTCTTCCATGTCCTCGTCGTCCTTCTTATCAGGATCTTCCTCGTCGTCCTTCTTATCAGGATCTTCCTCTTCAGATTTAGACTTAGACTTCTTGGCTTCTTCCATGTCCTTCTTATCAGGATCTTCCTCGTCGTCCTTTTTCGGAGCCTTTTCTTCAGCTTCCTTTTTAGCTTTCTTCACAGCTTCAGTTACAGCAATTTCCTCTTCAGTTTCCGCGGTATTTGTCTTCTTAAGATCTTTCATATCCTTTTCCTTATTGTCTGATTTCTCAATGACCAGATAAACCTCGCCATTTGTATCTTCAACGCCTTCGATAGCATAAAAGAATACATCAATATCATCATATGCGTATACTGATGTTTCGCCATCATCGTTAAATTTAATTGCAACAGCATTATCATTTGCCTTCATGTCGCCGTTAGCCATGGCTTCCCTTGCTGCGCCAGAACTATCATACCGCATCAGCTGCGATACCTTTCCAGTATCAATAACGGTTGCTTCTGGTTTATGCTTAGCAGCATCAAGCACCTTATCGCCTGCTTTGATTTTTGCAAAGGCTTTTATTTTTTCTTGTAAATTCATTGAGACTTTCTGTTAAGCTATTCTTATTTATACTTTTATTTAGTTTGAAGCATGCGCATAAATCGATTCCACGATTCAACTTGAGCTTCAGCTAGTTGTGCAGATGGTGTTTTGTGAATGCGCTTTCTAACGTCGTCAGCAAATTGTTCAAATGTGCCATCATCGTTCTTTACCCACTCAACACCTTCCATGATACCATTCACAAAAGCCTGAGGAGCAGATGGATTCTGAACAATATCAACAGTGCTTAGAATATATCCTTCGCTAACGTATGAAACACCGCTCTTTTCCTTAACCGATCCCATACCACGACTAGATACGGCTAATTGCACTCCTCCGTCTAATAAACCTTTAACAATTTGGCCCATAGGAGTATTCAATACTTCGGCGCGCCCAACAACATTATTGCCTTCAAAGACGAGTGACGTGATTTTGTGAGATACCTTGTCTAGATTGACTGAGGGACCCTCTGGATGATTTAGTTCTCCGACAGCACGGTTTGTATTAACCTGTTCCCGTACGTACACTTCTACAGCCGATTCAAGAACATTCTTAGGGTATACACGCCGATTACGGTTAACCTCTTCAGCCTGCATAAAAACACCTTGAAGTACCGAAGCCTTTGAACCATCCTTCTTTGCTTCACTCAGATATTCTAGATCGTCAACATATTCGGTAATTAACTTCATTACTTTACAGCCTCTTCTTGGTTTAGCATTTTCCGCGCGACAGCTACTCGACGATTGTCTTTAATAGCTGTCATGCGTTGATCCGCCATCTTATGGAATATCACATTTGCGTGTTGGGTATTATCTTTGAGTACGAAATCAATCATACCTCTCATTGGTGTTGTCATAATTACCATCCTTTATCTCCGGCATCATCGCCGTCTGTTGGTGCTGCCGCAGCTTCTTTTTTCATTTGAGCTTTACGCTCTTTAATTTCGTCATCAGTTAGGAATAGCACATTCTTAAAAACCCACTCCTCTGAGAAGTATTTGCCAACGTAGTCCTGTATATCTCTAAGGATTGTAAGCTTATCCTGAAGAACTTCAAACTCTTTAGCCTGATAGAAATGATTGTCCTGAATAAAATCTATAATCAGATGTTGCTCAAATTTCTTCCATTCAGTCTCTGTCATTATCGATTTCAATCGAACTTGCTGCTTGAGCATATTAATAAAGAGGAATGCGAATTTGCTACGTAGACGATTAATAAACTTTTGGAATTTCACTTCATCGCGGGTAATCTCAGTTGCTCTACCAGATCCACCATTAAATCCAGCATCAGGATCCAGACGTGTTTGAGGAACATTTAGTGAACGATATAAATTATTCTTAAAGTAAATAATATCGTCAATGGAACCGAGGTTATCTCCACCCGGAAGTGTACTAATCTCTGTACTATTACTACCTTCACGACGAGGAATCCAGAAATCCTCAAGCATACTCATATGACGACGGCTGTCTTTAATTTCACCAGTCTGAACATCATACGTAATTTTATTACGATACTTCGACATAATCTGCCGGAAGTATTCTTCTGCTTTACCACGAGGTAGGTTGCCTGTATCAACATAAAAAATTCTGCGTTCAGGTGCACGTGCGATTCTATAGATAACTAGTGAATCTTCCATTGTACGCAATTGGTTAACAACCTTCAATGCCTTATGCAAATGCGAAAGACGTAATCGGCGTTTAGAATCAAGTATACCACTATTGACTTCAATGATTGCGTCCTTCGCAATCTTAACGCCAGTGGCTGTAACAGCTGTTGTATTGATAAGATCTGTGTTTTGATACATGAAAAACTCTTCAACGGTCTCAGATATCTTTACACCGGTTCGCTTATCAAATGATTCTTTTACTTCCTTAACACGCTTTAATCGTGTAGGATCAATAAGTCGTGCTTCAAAAATGCCATCGCCCGGTTTGTCGCGATCAACAACGATATGATAATATAGTCTTCCATCGATATACCACCTACGGAAAATATCATATCCAGATTTTGCAAAATCTAAAAGTGAAAGGACTTTATCGAATTCATCGTATACCTTCTCAATGATGGCCGCGCTGAATCCACTTTCGGCTGTTGCAATAATAAGCTTAACAGGTGGGCCCATTTCGGGAGATGCGATAGCTTCGTTTACAATATCAGAAATAGCAGCATCCACTTCAGCATGTTGCGCTGCGCCTCGATACTTGTAAATAAGATCAACTTCTGACTGAGCTGTACTATCAATTCCGCCTATATCATAGTAATGTCCAATATGACCTCCGGCGCCAACCGTAGTCACATCGCTTTCCTCCTCATCCTTTGGGACAGGAGAAATCAATTCGCGTTCTGGTTCCTTGTTCGCATCTTTTTGCTTTGAGAACCATTGGGCAATTTCACTGCCAAACGCCATAAATCCGGATTTTTCTTTTTCTGTTGCCATATTGTTATTTATATCGAAGAAAAGAAAGCCCTAGAGTGTTCTAGGGCTTTCTTTAATAATCGTGTTATTAGCTAGTTGTATCGGATGTCCAATACTGATACGCGAACTCAACAGTGAATTCTTCAATCGTATCATTATTGTCATACGCCACATCAACACCAGAAATATTAATTGGGAAAGCCCCTTCAATAGTATAGGTCTTGATGATCGCGTTCGTACGATCAAGCTGGTTAACAATGATCTGTGCCTGATAAGCAGTAGGACTTAGATCCGACTGCAAACCTGAAGCATGCGCGTTGATAGCGTTTAGCCAAGTCTCAAATCCATTACGGATCTGGAACTCTTGGTCGTTATACAACGTTGCTGTCCAGTTTTCGAATGTACGATCGCCCGCCACGCGCAGTTGACGTCCACGGAAAGGTACATCAATCTGTCCAATCACTGAAGATGGAAGCGATGCAGCTTTGCACATGAATGTCGTCAATTCGCTAGGAATCGACGCCACAGATGGTGAGTTAATGATGCAGGAATACAGGTTGCCCCGTACTCCGCCACCAGTTAGTTTGGCCTTGAAATCGTCTATTGCTAAAGACATTTTCTATTTCTCCTTTTGGTTAAAACTTACCAATAACTTCGCTGAACTCTACACCAGTACGTGTTGCCACGAAGTTCAAGGTGATGAAGTTAATAGCGCGAGCTGGCTTGATATAGATATCCGCGATGAAGCGGTTCGAGTCAATTACTTCGCCAGTATTGTTTGATCCGTCGCAAACAACAATGAAGTCAGTAATACCACGGCGGCCTTGAATATCACGAAGATAGGGGGCTACCATATTAACGAACTGAGCACGTGTGAATTCATCGTTGAACTCAAAGAGCTGATACTTCGCTGCAGTGGCAATTGCTTTTTCCAAAGTGATGAACAAACGGCGTACGTTGATTCGATCAAATGCAGATGGTTTAGCCTGTGCGGTCTTATCACCGTAAAGCATGATACCTTCACCTGGGAACGAAACAATTGGGTTGATGCGTGCTTTGTAAAGAGCATCGCGGTGAGCTTGCTGAGGATTGTAAGCAATCTT